GGCCCGTGGCGATATCCATGGGCAAGGATCTTGTGGAGGCCGCCACCCAGGTCTGGCATGTTCTTCAATCAAATCTTGGCCCGATGTTCGCCGCATTGTGGACCCTACTCAAGAAGCTCTGGGATGTCTTCAAGCCCCTGGCCATCGTCATCGGTATTCAACTGTACATAGCGTTCAAGGTGATAACGGAAGTCCTCCCCATCGTCATTTTCCTCATCACCAAGCTCATTGAATGGCTTGCCAAGATCATTACGGCCGCTTTGTCCGTGGTGACGTTCCTCCGAGACAAGTTCGTGGAACCAATTGTCAACTTCTTCGGGCGCATTATCGACGTTATCGGCAAGGTGGTTGGCTGGATCAAAGACCGTTTTGTCGAAGCGTGGCAATTCATCCTCGGCCCGATCAAGGCCGTCATCGATAATATTCTTGGATGGATTCAGCGCATCATCGACGCCGTGAAAACGGCCATTGATTTCATTACGGACCTCGCGCACATCGGCAGCGGTACCACGACCCTGGCCCCTCATGGCCCACGGAGAGCCGGCGGCCTCCAGCATGGCGGTGAAGTGCTTAGCACCGGCCTGGCACTGGTTCATAAGGGCGAAGTCTTTAGCGGTGTAAATAACGAGATGGGCTTCGGTGGTGGCCTCACCATAATCATCAACGGTGACGTAACCGGTGAGGAAGTAGTCCGCAAGGTCCGTGATGGCCTACTTAAGTTGAAGGCCAGGAACGCTACTACTGGCTTATGAGTACCCCGACGCTTACGGTTGCGCTCGATCTCGGCGGCTACATCAGTGGGGCGCAGCTGGACGACGCTACAAATGCTCAGCTTGACTCGGCCGTTCTCGGCCCAATCACCCCAACCTTTAGCCAGGACATCACGCCCTATGTTCGGGAAGCATCGACTCACCGTGGGGCTAATCGTGAACTCGAGCGGGTTGAAGCTGGAACAGGCAGCGTCGCCCTGGACAATCGAGATGGACGATTCACGCCATTCAACTCTGCTTCACCCTACTACCCGTACATCCTCCCGATGCGGCGTATCCGCATTAGTGGGACATGGCCACGCTTTATCGCCCTCAACAATCTCGGCGCTAGTGACAATCCCGATGCCGAGGGTTCCGGCACTTCTCTTAGCAACACAAGTTGGGGTCCACCCACGAGCGGGCTCATCGTTCTGTTCGTCCTGAATAACTTCGTTGGTACCCCCAACGTACCCACGGTGAGTGGCAATGGAATTACCTGGGTCCAGATTGCAACTGTTTTGGGCACCGCCAATACTCGCATGACGCTCTTTGGTGCGGATGCGTCTGGGGCTTCTGTGGGAGCCACGACAGCAGACTTTGCTGGGCAGTCTCAGGCTAATGTCAAGATGGCATTCATGCATGCAGATGGGGTTGATCTTGGTGGTGGCGTGGCTGGAGCTTTTGTGCAAGCCCCAACTGGCTTCGGTACTGCGCAGACATCTGCCTCGATTACTTTGTCAGCGGCTGGTAATAGTGCTAATCGACCTATAGCTGCTTTCGCCGTGGGCAACGTACCCATGACACCACGAACTAACTGGATTGAGTTCGACACGTTGACTGCTGGATCAGCAAGCTATCATAAGCTCAAAACACAGGAACGACCTGACGCATTTGAGACAACCGCTTCTGCTACGTGGGATGGGGCAGCACGTGACTGGGAAGGCATTGCCGCCGAGCTGAAGAGCGATAACGCAATTACATATCCAGTACTCACCGGATTCGTGGAAGAGTGGCCCGTCGCTTTCCCTGGTGACAAGGACATGGAAACCAGGGTGTCCCTCGTCGACGGCATGAAGATGCTATCCCTGGCCAATGTCTCTGGAAGCTTCTCTCAACAGGGAAGCGGAGCAAGGATCAATGCCATCCTTGATGCAGTGAATTGGCCAAACACCATTGACGTCACGCCGATCACATTCGACAACCTTGGTGCGACCAGCAATCCCGATGCGTGGGCAAGTAGCGGCACCTCTCTTACCAATAGCAGTTGGACGCCTCCAACAAGCGGCCTCATTATCCTCTACGTAGTGAGCGTGCTGGCGACAGCCCCGAATATCCCAACAGTCACAGGAAACAACCTAACCTGGGTAAACATAGCTACGATCGTGAACTCTGGCGCAAGCCGGCGCATGACCTTATTTGGTGCTAAAGCATCCGGTTCTACTACTGGAACAACCACCGTCGATTTCGGGGGGCAGTCTCAGACCTCGATCCACATGGCATTCATGCACGCAGACGGCGTGGACTTATCGACCGGCGTGCCCGCCGCCTTCGTACAGGCTCCAACCGTAGACGCAACTGCAACCTCTGGGAGCATTACACTTGCCGCTCCAGCCAATACAAACAACCGCCCAATATCTGCATGGACCATCAACGTGCAGGGCATAACACCAAGGGCTAGTTGGACCGAGGCAGACGAAACGCCCTTGACGGGTATCCGAATTCTAGAAACGCAATATAGAAGCGATGCTTTCGAGACGACGGCTTCCGCTACTTGGGACGGAGTTAGCCGGGGCTACCTCGGTATCGCTGCCGAATTGAAGGTATTAGTCGAATCCCATGATCGAGATATCGATGTTGGCACCGCAACGGTTCCAGCGATCACGCTGGACAACGTTTCAGCACTCGAGCATATCCAGCAGATAGCCCATGCTGAGGGCGGCCGGTTCTTCATCGGTAAGGACGGGAAGGCGGTCTTTCGGCAGGATGTGGAGACAAATCCAGATATCTCAACCCGCATATGGGCCGATGATGGCACCGGGATGAGCTACCGAGAAATCGTGCCCACCCTGAGTGATGACTTGATTCTCAATGATGTGCATCTGACTCGGGCGGGAGGAGTTGAGCAGGTTGCCACAGACGAGGCGTCCAAAACCCAATATGGCATCCGCTCAAGTTCGGAAACGGATATCCAACTTGTATCCGATGCAGCGGTCCTAGATCGAGCTACGGCCCAGATTGGGCGCTATGCCCAGCCCGTTCTTCGGCTCGAAAGTCTGGTTGATAACGCGATGCAACACGACCTCTGGGACCGAGTCCTGGTGCGGGACATCAACGACATCACCAAGGTCATCGAATCCCAGACGGCCACATCCCAAATCTCATCTATCGAAGGACTCTCCCACGATATCGGTCGTGACGGGTCATGGACCGTAACGCTTGCAGTGGCACCGAGCAGTCTGATCGTGGCAGGCGTCCTGGATGACCCGGTGTATGGCCTGCTGGATTCAACAGCGATTCTTAGGTAGGAGATAAATGGGTTTCACAGCACCGAAAACCTGGAGTGCCGGCGAGACGCTGACGGCGGCGAACTTCAACACCTATATCCGCGACAACCAGCTCTCCTTCGGTCCCCACCTACTTGTGCGGAAAACCTCAGATCAGTCGGTTACCTCATCGACAACGCTGGTAAGTGATTCGGCGCTCGTAACCCCATCAATCGCTGCTAATGAGGTCTGGTGGTTTCAATTACGTATTCGTGTCAGCGGCATATCCGGTGGAGACCTAAAGCACACATTTTCGTTTCCAGCGGGCGGAACACTTGACATGACCTCCACCTCGAATAGCGCCACAGGAAGCGTATACGTGCAGGATGACGAACTAACAGCATCGGATACCCCTACACAGACGGCCATTTTGGATAACACAAAGTTGGTTCCTGTCGAGGTTCTCTATATCAATGCGGGAACCGCCGGTGTGATCACTTACCGGTGGGCGCAAAACACCTCGAACGCTACCGCAACAACGGTAAAGACTAATTCGACGCTTTGGGGCGTCAAGCTGGCGTGAGAGAAGTTTATTGGGCCTGGGATCCCACTAACAATCGTGAGGTCCGCGTCGTGAAGGTGCTCAGTGCAGTGGACCCTAAGAAGTGGAGATGGAGTCCCGCAACATGGCGCAGGGCAGTACGTTGGGCCTGCGACCAATGGGCACAGAGCGGTGTAGTGGCATTCACTACTAGCTTCGAGCCCGACACCCCTTACATCTACCCCGCAGCTACAGGGGTGCTTCAAGTGAGCGTGCAGGACCCGGTCAAGGAGACACCGGGGCAGAACTGGTACGGCTACATGAATCCCCATGTCTATCCCGGCAATCTAGTGGGCTCGGCGGATGTGTGGATCAGCAAGGACTGCCCGCTGAGCCATGTGCAGTACACCCTCGCCCATGAGTTCGGGCACATCCTCGGATTGGATCATCGGCCCTATCCAGATAAGACCTGCATGAGATCGCCGGCCATCAAGATGGGTCCAGACGAGCTTGACCTATCCAGCGTGAGAGAGGCGTATCTGGCATGAGCGTAACCATCAGTGAGGGATGGGTTAGCGGGACACTCCCCGGTCCCGGGGATAAGGAGTACCCAATTAAACGTTTCGCCCAGGGGCCTTACTATTCGCTGGCCCAAGTTAAACCCAACCTTGTTTTGCACACGACTGAAACAGATGGCTATGTCGAGCACCTCGAGTATCCATCCCAGTGGCAGGTAGGCGAGGGGATCATCGGTCAGCACCGGCCGCTATGGGCCAAGGGCGAGGCGCTGAAGGGCGATACGACCAACGACCCCTACGCCATGCAGATCGAGATCGTAGGGCGGTCACAGCTCGACTTGTGGCTGCCCAAGCCCGGGTCACTCGGCCCGCTCGTCGCACTGATGGCTTGGTTCCAACAGCGGGGCTTGGTGAAATCGGCGGTGACACGGCCCACCAACTGGGCTGACAAGCTGGATCGGGGACCGCAGGCAACGAGCACCTACTACCGGCGACAAGCTAACTTGTGGCCTAGTACTGCCGGCGTGTACGGCCACGTGGATATTCCCGACAACGACCACTGGGACCCCGGCTCCCTTGAGTATGCGCAGCTATTCCGAATGGTGCTCGACGTGACTGGTGACTCAGGCTCCGATGAAATGGCATTCGCTGAATTCGCAGACGGACAGGACGCATTCTTGGCTGGCAAAGAGATCAACCCAGACTGGTCGGCTGATAAGAAGCGTGGTTGGAGAACCGAGAAGCGCATTGCTACGGCCGCTACGCTCCCCCAGCCAACTACCATCAGCGTGGGAAGCCATAGCCATCCAACGGTGGAAGTAGCGGGGCCACCGACAACCAACGCGTGATAGCAGGTGAGCCCTAAATGGATTGGGGATGGATTCCCCTCGCAGCAGCCATCGTCGCACCGGTTGGCGCGTACCTACTGGCCGCTCGCAGATTCAGTGGAGACATTGCAAAGACAGATGCGAATGCTTTGTGGGAGGAGTCCCGTGCCATTCGTTCTGACTACCGCGAGCAACTCTCGGAGCGTGATGCGCGGATCGCTCTGCTTGATAAACGAATCGAGACCCTGGAGCGGGATAAGGACACGCTTTCCAAGGAGAACTACGAGTTGAGGGTAGAAGTTCTGCATTGTCGGGCACTTGTCAAGACCCATGAGGCGAGCATCGCAACACTGGAGGCATTGGTCAGGACGTTGGAGAACAACATCAAGGGGCAGAGACGATCACTCGAATCGCTAGCCGACGCCGCCAGGGCCCAGAAGAAGGAGATGGAGAAGTGAAGACCGTGGAGCAGTCCCTCGCTACCCGATTCCGCACGCTGGTAGCTGCCACGGTGTTCCTGTACGCGGCATTGATCGGGGTGGGTACGTATGGCTATGTTGCCCGTGCCCATGACCTAGCGAAGATTGACCAGGTCACTACCACGACCAAACAAGCGCTGTGTCTCTTCCGGGACAACATCGAGAAACAGGTAGCCACTTCCGAGGAATTCATACAGGAGAATCCTGACGGTATCCCCGGCCTCCCCGCCGCAACCATCCAAGCCAGTATCCAGCGTCAGAAGGAGACGCTGAAAGCACTCGACATCTTGGAATGTTGAGGGGGTGAGATAGGTGGACGTGATTCGCAAGGCACTGGTTATCGCAGCACTGATCCTTGCTGTTCTCGCCCTGTTCGGCGCGGAGGTACTGGGCCTCAGCTCGATGAAGGAACTAGCACTTGGCCTTGGCTGTCTAGCTGTGGCCTTACTGCTTTAGGGGGGATGACATGAAACCAGTAAAGAAGGCGAAAGGGTTGGTGGCCGAACGGCCAGCCGAGACTGCCGGGGTGTCGCTGTCTGTGGTAGTCGGTGCAGCCCTGGCCCTGTTCGGTGTGGATGTTTCACCAGCCCAGGCTGGTGCCATCGTGGTACTGCTCAGTGCCGTGCCCGCTGTTGTTACATGGTTCAAGACACGATGACATATCCGCCCATCTACGCCTGCATGGACCCGATGAATCGAGCACCCAGCTACGCCATGGCCCAGTGCATGACGTGTGGATGTCCCAGCGACCTGGTGCGGGTTGGCCTGGAGTTCACCTGCCGTCTCAACCACCAGTTCTGGAACTGGGACGACGAGCTGGAGATGATTGTGGAAAGAGCGGAGCCAGCGGCATGACATTCAACGAGCTGCTCTGGGCAATCGTGATCGCCGCAGCGGTAGCTCTCGAGGGCGCAGGACTACTAAACAAGCGGGACAAGTGGCTACCCCTCACCGAGTACATCAAGAAGTACGTACCCAAGGCGCTCATCCTCGCCGGCGTCGTCTGGCTGGCCTATCACTTTGATGTTGTGATGCATTGATGAGAAAGAAACGGAAGGGCTAATGGGCCAGGGCGCTCCGTGCTGGTGCGCCATCTACCCACTACTTACCATGACTCCACACCCCCACGAGAAATCAGAACCGAACACATGCCCCCGATGCGGGCAGCCCCAGTTGCCGATGGACTACTACTGCTGGGCCTGCGGGCACCAGCTTGACTACGGAGCTGTCATTAACTGAGGAGAGCACCCTGGCCGAAGACGGGGTAAGGCTCTGCAAAAGGGGTCATCCACGCGTTCCTGAAAACCGTTACCCCAATGGCCGCTGCATGCTCTGCATCCGCGAGCGCTCTGCTCAATGGCAGGCGGACCACCCGAAGGAGCGGCGTGAACAGCGGACGCGCTATCGCGAAAGACATCGGAAGGAACTCCGGGAACGTGGAGTCCTTTACCGAGAGGCGCACCGCGAACAAATCCGAGCCTATGGTGCCCGCCGCCGTGCCACCTATAGGTGGTGGGAATTGAAGCGAAAGGAGCAACTAAGGGGACAGCGAGAGGCTATTCGGGTCAAGCTCCAATCCCTCGAGAAGGAGGAAGCTGAATGCCTGAAATCGCTGGCACAAGCGATTCAGATGAAGTCAAGCGTGCCCGCGCCAAGTACCTCGCAATCCAGCGAGCCAAAAGGCGGCTGGAGAATCGTCTGGCGGACATCGATTTCGAGTTCGACATCCTGAAGCCCGGGCTCCAGGCACTCGAGAAGAGAATCACCGTGTTAGGTGAGTTGCCTACCTTCGAGATCGCCGAGGACCCGGATGACGACAGTCAGGACTAGTTGGGGAGAGCCCCGGCGAGTCTGGGCGTTTGATCTGGAGGCCAGGCCAGGTCCCTGGGGTGGGGGTGATTTCGTATTCCGCAACATGTTGTCTATCGCCGCTGGTTTCGAGGGCAAGCCCGTTGCCTATCTAGCACCGGGATTCCTCAAGTACGCACTCGAACGCCTCATCATGCCGCTGCGTGAGGGCAACGTTCTGGTGGTGGGGCATAACGCGGTGCGTTACGACTTGCCCATGTTGAACGGCACCTTAGTCAAGCTTGGTCTGGAACCCTTAACACCCGTCCTCGTTAGTGATACTTACGCCCACCTAGTCAAGTCCGATTATGCCTACTCCAAGAGCCTGGGGAACATGGCCGAGAGGTTCGGTATCCAGGCCAAGGGCAGCATGTCAGAGTACGCATGGGAGAGGGCCTACGAGGGCGACCCCGAGTATCTTCGCCGTCTCAAGGAGTACAACATTCGGGATGTCGAAACGGTGCTGGCCTTGCGGGCTGTCCTACTGGAGCGGGGAATGCTCAAGCCTCCGAGGATCTGGAAGCCCTGACCGCCTCGGCTACCGCCTTCTTCCGGCTATGGCGGATCGACCGCCAGATGCCCACCGGCAGGAACACAAGCCACAACAAGACACGACCCAGCCACTTGATGAAGGCCCAGGGCCATAGCAGAATTCTGTTCATGACTACTCCTCTCAAGCCGGGACCGGGAGAGCGTCCACAGCTCTCCTCTTGTCCTCAGGACGAACGCTAGCGTATCTGTGCGTAGTGGCCAAGTTGGCATGACCGACCAGCCGGGAAGCTACGGAGACTGGCACCCCCTGATCTAGGAGTCCAGTGACGAAGCTGGCACGGAGCATGTGAGCCCGCCGCCGATTCTTGGGTAGGCCGGCATCCGCTGCTGCCCGTTGGACAATCATGGTGAACCACTGGGGATGGAAGCCGACCAGGCTGTAGGAGTCAGGCAGCCTTATCTTAGCTGGGGGTTTAGATAAGGATATGAGTGCTTCCCTTGCTAAGCCGTTCATCTCAACCCACCTAGGCCGATCCCCCTTGGCGCACCGGATGTACACCCGCCGACCCTGCCAGTCGATGTCCTCCGGAGTGATCCCACAGAGCTCAGAGCGCCTGAGTCCCAGGGCGTAGCAGGCTAAGATAGCGTTTCCGTACCTTTCGTTTCTTACGCTAGCCGCAAGATAAAGTTTGTGAATCTCCTCCGGGGTGTAGGCGTCGGGCGGCGGGTCAGTCGGTGCTTTTGGGCGGATGTGTGCTGCCGGATTCCTTGCGATTAGCTCCCGCTCCACGGCCCACCCATAGAAGGAGCGGAAGGCCCGGAGGTAGAGTTGCCGGCTATGCGCCCGCTTCCCCAAGCTGGCCAGGAAGGCCACCACATGCTCCTCGGTGACATCCATGAGGGCCACATTGGCCTCGGCTACTAGACGGAGGATGGCGTAGCGGTATTGGCGGATGGTGTTGGCGGATATGCCGGAGGCCTGGAGGAATTCGGACCAGCGGGCTAGGTGCAAGGCATCTTCCCGATTCATTGAGGGACATCCCCCTTATCGGCATGTAGTAGGGCGGAAGCGTATCCCCGCACCGGAGGACTCAGCAGTAGTACGAGCGGAGTAGGGAGAGGTCGGTGGCATTTGGCACGTTGGTATCCAGCATCATGATGCCGTTGCCGCCATGACCGAAGCCAAGGGCGTGCCCGACCTCATGGCCGATGAGACCCTTGAGCTGGTGCTTAGCGTAGAAGTCGTCCCACCATCCCCGCCATGGTGCGAAGCGGGCGTAGCCACCGCCTGAGACATCGTCCCAGCCACCCCAATCCTGAGATCCACGCGAGAGGGTAATCGTGCCAGAGATAAGATCTGTCGATCCCGAGGTCACCGTGAAGGACACGCATCCTGTGGTCCAGTTGGCAAGGGCGGTGTTCCTGGCCTGCCGCCAGATCTTCCGATGCTTGGCGTTCAGGGTACCGATCAGTCCGTCCACTACCGGAATAGGCATGGTGTAGGTCGTCGGGGTGCTCGAGGCCTCGGCCCCGGAGCCCGGGCCATAGTCGGTCAGGGCCCAAGCCGGGTTAGGAAGGATGGTCAGGAACAGCCCCGCAAGTACCGCAGCGAGTGCCCACCTTCGGGGGGAGAGGGTAGGGCGGATGGCATCGGCCACCCGGTGCCAACTGAGGTACCTGGCCTTAGACCACTTCCCCATACTGGCCTCGACCAGCATATCTACGATGGCGTCCTGAGCATCGACACCGGGGTCCGATCCCCGGAGCCACCGGCCCACGGTGTCATTGGACACCGGCCCACGGCCGGTTCTGATTCCCTGCTCCCGTAGCCAGCTCGTGAGATCGAACTGGCTGATGCTCAGCCGCTTCATCTCCTCGCGGATGATGGGCAGCCTCTCGGCCCAGCCCTTCTTCTCAAGAAGGATGGTCCGGACCAGGTCTTCCACCTGTTCCTGGGTCATCTTTCCCGCTCCTCTCTCTGCCTCGCATGGCGTTCTTGGTGTGCCTATCTTGACATACCAGGGATGGCCCGCTATCGGCCATTTGGGGGATTTCTAGGAACGCGGACAGTGTTCCCTTGACACCGGCCCCCTGCCATGGCATCCTTGCAACGTCATGCGAGCAAACCCCTCCACAGAGCGTTCGGGCCGGGAGGCCGCTCCTTTGGGAGCCCTCCGCTCGCATGGCGTTGAGACACCCCTCCCGGTCCGAACAACCCCCCCATTGGCCGGAAGGCCAGAAAGGAGCCACCGACGTGGCTGAGAAATGGGCGCAGAAGTGCGCCAAGTTGGAGAAGGGTTCGGCCGGATTCATCTTCGAGGCCACCCAGGAATACGCCGCCAAGAGGGCGGAGGGTTGGAGTGCCAAGGCTATCGCCGCTGAGGTTACAGCGGCTGGTTTCTCCATCGGAGAGAGGACGGTAGGCCGCCGCCTCCAGGCTCTAGTGAAGATTGAGGCTTCGGCCGCCACGGCCGAACAGGATTTCGTCCAGGCCTACTACGAAATCAACATGGAAAGCAGCGGTTCAGATAAGCGCCTTCCTAAGAACGATGAGGGCGTTGCCATGGTTCTCGAGCAGGCTGCCCGTGAGCTACAGGACAAGTACGGGTGGACTGAGGCCGACGTGAAGGCGGAGATCGCTGCCGCCAAGCCCAAGACCAAGGCCGCCTCGGTCGAGGCCGCACCAGCCCCGAGGATCACCCGTTACGACCTGATGGTGGAGTTCCTAGACACCATCCGCAGCGAGTTCGGGGACAAACCATTCACGCAGCGCGAGCAGATCAAGGCCGAGGAAATCAGCCTTGAACTGCAGATCCGTTCAGGAGTTGAAGTTCGATGACACGCACGCGTCAAGAACTGCATGGTCAGGTTTCCAACCGAACGGCTCTGTCCGTTCGCAGCAAGAAGATGGGAGAGCTGCACGCCTACTACGAGCAGCTCTGCCCCACCTGCGGCACCTGGCAGCCCCGTTTCTTCGGGTCGCCGATGTCAGCCAGCCTCAGCACGTTCACGCAGTGCAAGAACTGCCGGAACGGGCAGGCTCACTGATGCTCAAACGTGGCAGGGGGGTTCGTGAAGGGGAAGCACGGGCCCCCCTGCCCAACACCGTTGGGGAGAGCGGCAGCTCTGCAGTACCGGGTGATCACCGGGAACTGGGCTCGCCACTACCGGAACAAAGGCCGGCGGGGAATGCCGCAGGTACAAAACCCGGAAAGACCCGGCTTAGCGGGCACTCTCTCCCAACACCCGATGACAAGGATTCCGCATCCACCATCTGGATGCGCCATTACGTGATCAACGACTGCCCCATCTGTTGGGTAGGGGACACGGCCGAACAGAGCCACTTCTGTGTCAAGGGCCAGCGCCTACGGGAAGCCGCACTAGCCGAGTTCCGGGCCATTCCCCCGCCCCCCAAGAAGAGGCCGGCGGATACCTCGTTCAACCCATCCATCGAAAGCCAGGGACGATGAAAGAGACAGCCTACTGCGATACCTGTGACGACCTCCGTTATTTCGACCTCATCCGTCGGGGTAGTGCAGCCAATGCCGAGGTGCTCCAGGCAAGGACGTACGGAGGGGAGCCCTGGTTCGTCAAGTTCGATGGCTGCAATGACCGTGCCCTCCTCGTAGTGGGGTCCTGGAAGAAATGAGGACCTGCCCAACCTGCCGTCAGCCCCTGGGCCGTTACTGCCTGGGGTGCGGAGAGCCCCTCATACAGCCCGAGAAGGGCCGCCCGCGTCTCTGGTGCGAAAAGCTGGTCTGCGCCCAACTACGCCGGCGGCAAAAGGCGCAAAACGACCCCAGAACTGCCCCTGGCAACCCCTGGAGGTGGGCACCGTGAGCCTCCGAGTCCAAGCCCGAGACACCAAGGGCAACGTGGTAGCTGCCGCCCAGTTCGCTGATGCCGAATGGCAGGCGGCATTCCGCACCGCCAATCAGTGGATTGGGGTCGCCACCGGGATGGCGGTGGAATTCACCCGCACCCCCGATGAGACATGGACATGCGGGGATTGTGGAGTCCAGATCTACGACATGTTGGCTGAGGCGTGCGCCCTATGCGGGGCGGCGAGGTTGATATGAGCGATCCCCTAGCCCCTGCCCGAGGCATCGTCGTCTGCTTCCTAATCGGTGTGGCCTTGTGGGCGGTCATCATCAGTTTGTGGGCGGTGCTGCATGGCTAAGCGGTTCCCTTGGTGGATTGCTTTCTATTCCTTCCTTGCTGGCGGCAATGTCGTTGCCGTGCTGGTCTGGGGGCGTTGGTATAGCTATCTCTTCGTCGGTTTCACGGTTTCCTTGGTCTACGTCGGGTGGCGACAAGGCCTATGAGCACAACGATTGCGTTGTACAACCGCCCAACCCGTACCCATCGGGGTACTGCCGGACTAGCTATCGAAGCTGGTGGGCCACGGGATTCCATCGTGTCTCGTTGGCTGTTCGAGGAGAACGGGGTCCGGCCTGACGAACTTGTTTTCGTCATCCGCCGCAGGTTCCAAGGCTTGCCCAGGGGATATTCCCGCTCCAACTACTACGGAATCAGGGAACAGAAGGAACACATCCAGCGGGCCCATGACGACTACGGCACGCTGCTGGCCTACTCCCATGAGTTCCCCTGTGGGTGCGATGCCTGCATGCTCGATGACGACGGTGGTGATTCCTAATGGACATCGTTGAGCGGATCAAGGTTGAGAAGTGGACGAACCGCGACGGCGAGGACGTTACGTCCTACCGGGTCACCCTCGTTAACGAGATAGGCCAGCGAGAGGTCAACTGCTACGACCCCCGAGGGAAGGATCTGAAAGAGGACACACCACTTCCCGAAGGATGGGAAGTCAAGACTTCAAAGGCCGGGAAGCCGTATCTTGCCGCGCCCCGGAATAGTGCGCCAGGCGGGGGGCGCAGTAATCCCTTGCAAACCGCCTGGCGTAATACCGAAGCTGGAGCCAAGTACGAACAGGAACGGATGGATAGGCGCACGGCCTTGATGCAGGCGGTGACAGCGCATCCCAGCGAAGAGACGCCAGATGCACCTGTCTACAACCCCGAGATATTAGGAACGGCCGACATGTTCTACGCATGGCTTCGTCAAACCGTGGACGGGGGCGGGGGACAATCGAATAGCCCCACGCATCGTGAAGCGGCCCCGCCTTCGTCCGTCAAACGTAGTCCAAACCAACCACCAGCGGGGTGGGACGAACCCTACCCGGATATCCCACCAAGATGAGTGACATGGAGTGGGGCGACGCCATCCGAATCGCTATCGAATGCTTGCGGGCTCACAGCATCGGGCCAGCGGGAATCTACAGCAAGGCAGCGGATGCGCTAGCGGCCATTCAGGAAATGTACGCATTCGAGGAGAGCACCAAATGAGCGACGAAGAAGTTGAGGCCGTGGCCCTAATTATCGGCAGCGCCATCGTGCGGCGGTTCGCCGCAGCCCTACGCCAAGACGGTGCTTCGGATGAAGAAGCGGTGGACGCCCTAGCACTCTTAGCCGGCGGTGTAGCCGTGCCGGTGTTGCGGACATTCCTTTCAGAGGACGATCCGATAGCAGCACTGGACCAAATCGACGAACTGGAAAGGACGCTGGCGGAATGACCGAAAGGTATTTCCCTGAGGGCACCGTGACGGTGCGCCTCCATCGTCGCAAAAGACTGAATCTCGTGGTGGACCGGCGGGAACTCGAAGAGGCCCTCGTCGTCGATATGGAGGGCCTGCGGATTGAGAACGAGCGACTCAAGAAAAAGCTGGGTGCTGCGGCCCGCCTGTTACTAGATAACGGGATACCGCTTCCGTGGGAACGTCGCGGAGATGTAGTGGAAGAGGTGGTGCAGGAGTGAACCGCGAAGACGCAGAGGAATACACGCAGGCACTTGGACAAGTTGTCGCGGGTGGCTGGCGTCAGGTTGGACTCGGCAAACGGCTTGGAGTACCCGCAGCCCTCGGAATCTCAGTTGAGGAGTGGGTGCAAGATCGGCTCGGGGGCTATGTGCGCCTATCTATCCCTGAACGGAGCGAGGCAATAGCTGAATTGGCTGATGAGGGCATGTCAAATCGTGCCATCGCCGAAGTGCTTGGAGTAAGCGAGCCCACGGTGCGAAGGACAAAGGCTGCGTCAAATGACGCACCGCTACAACAGGACCTCGCTCGTCCGACGGAGGGTGCTGCGTCAAATGACGCACCGGAAGCTGAATGCACCCATTGTTATGTCCATTGCCCCTCTGGGCGCTGGCGACAACTGCGAGCAAAGGAGTTCGGGGAATGAAGTATCGAGTGAGGATTGAGGGCGTGCTTTATCCCTATCGGGACGCTACCCAGGACATCACCATTAAGCGAGAACTTATAGATATCTGGAAAGGCGAGCCTGGAAAGGCCGGCGCCTGCATGAACCAACAGTGCATTATCCGCAATAAAAGGGCCTTCCCACACAAGGTATTAGCAGCTTCGGTTATCAAGACACGCGTCTTCATCTTGGAGACCCCGAAGTCCGCGGTGCGATACATCTTGTCGGCCAAGGATGGACAAGAAATCGCACAGCACGACATTTTGGCATCCGCACGCCCTGCCACCCTCGTCCTCCGTGCGCCACGTGGTTCGAAAATTGGTGGAAGCCGTTATCGCGCCACTGGATCTGGCGGCCACAATCCCAGGGGTAAGGGCAAGCCACTAGCCAAGGGCGAGCAGGCCCGCCTGCTAGCAGCTGTCGGCGCTATGAAGGATTAGCGCCACCAAAAACAGGTAGCCAACCCTACGGAGGCTAAGCGCCGGAAGCTGGCAGGCCGCAAATCGAAACGCTGCGAAAGGTGAGCTTGGGATATGGAAGAAGTTGAAGTCGGAGAGGTGCTCGAGTCCCTCATGGAAACTCACCCCTATCTCCATGAGCGAGTTGATTTACCAATCTCTCCAAACGACGACATCAACTACTTGCAGCGAAAGACAGGCTTGAACCGACCCTTTCTCAGGAGAATGCTCCGCATCTTCGGTGAGGCAGTTGTCTTGGAATCACTACGTAGGTTTGCAACGGGCTACCAATATGCCTTGGGTAGGGAAGAAGCGGTGTTCGTCGGTATCTGTAGGGCGGTGGAGTCTGTTGGCAAAGAAGGATAGGGCCAACATGGCAGTTTGTGGCGGCTGCTGCGAATTAATTGACCTGAACCAAATCATGCCTCTCATCCGTCGCAATCTTCGAGTAGTTCATGAGTGTGGAAAGGTGCTCCATGCGGGCAGCACCAAATCCTGAGTGCATCTGCGGCTGTGGAGTCTTGAACCTAAAGACGCAGTTGAAAACAGGCCATGTCGTGGGGTGCGGTTGTCGTCCGTGCACTGGAAGGCGCAGTAAGCGAAAGGGTCAGGCAGCTCAAGCCCGTACCCATAAGCGTCTTGGTGGCCAAGGGTGGACCCCGTCGAATGAAGAATCAGCGAGGCCATACCAGATCGAGTGCATGGTGATGCCAGAGGTGAAGACAGGCCAGCAGATTCCGAAGTCATGGGATTCGTTTGTGTCGAGCGAGTTTTTTCGGCGAGCACTCTCCCAATCGGAACGGGCTGTACCGTTCGGATCTGGAGCACTCCCCTGTGTGGTTCTCCGTGGCGACTTTGCAGTAGTCGATATCCGAAGGAGAAAGAAGTGACTAGCGACAAGGTGCCATGGGCGAAGGTGACGATTACGCCCGAAGCCGTCGAGAAGATGAGCGAACTGGCTGACGAGGTCGAGCGCCTGCGGGCCAATGACCTCATCGTCATGGCGCGGTGGCGGGAAGACCGTGAAGAGGTCGAGCGGCTGACGAACAAGACCGTACGCATGGCCGCTGATTGGGCGGATGAGGTCGAGCACCTGCGGGCGGCGCTGGAGGAAGTACGCGTCCTCGAACAGAAGGCGTGGGTTCGTGGCAGTAGTGGTGGCGAGGTAGCACTGAGGGCCATCGCCATCGCCCGTCAAGCCCTGGAGGAGAAGTGATGAGGTGGTACCGTTTCCCCGAGGAGAAATTGCTTGACGCACTAACCGAGAAGGACAGGGAGCTTGAGCGCCTGCGGAACTTGTACGACCAAGCAGACCTGGCCCGTGCGCAACTAGAACTCCGAGTTACCCGCCTACGCAAAGCTGTTGTTTGGCTGCGCGGTGCGTTCCACGATGAGGTTTGCAACTTCGCCGACCCTGAGCGGCCTCTCCCCCTGGACAAGTGCGACACGTGGGAGTGCCAGCGGGCAAGGGCAGTTCTTGAAGAGGAGGCGGAGTGAGGGAGTACGACGCCTGCGCTCTTTGTGGTCGCCGCAAGAACGTCAAGACGCAGGCTGAAGCTCGCCTTGATGCCGACCATGCCCGAGAGCTGACAGCCGAACTACTGCGCCAGTATTCGAGCGTAAGAGCTCTATCGCTTGCATTCGCAAGCCGCCACGGCATGAAACCAAAGACAGCGGAGAAGAAGTTCTATCGGCTTCTCGCCGGCCAGCGTGCATTGTTTGATGTCGATTTCATCGATGAGCTCGAAGTGATGCTCTGATGGAACCCATCCAGGGAACCCGCGTTGGTAGATCCGGCAGCCAGCGATGGATGCAAGAGCGGCCCGAGCGTAGAAGCCCCCCTGGTCGTGTCTGTGCAAACCGGGGCTGCGACACCGTGCTGTCGATCTACAACCGCCAGCGATATTGTTCGGTGCACGCTAAGGACGGCTATGACCCCAGGACATCGCATCACAATGCCTAAATACCGAACCATTGTTGCTGACCCACCTTGGCCCCAGGGTCAGACGGGTATTGGTCTAACACGGGGATTTGCTCATGCTATTCCCGATGTGCGGGAGATCCCGCTCCCCTATCCGACTATGACCATGGCCGATATTGCCGCCCTACCGGTAAGGGATCTGGCTGACAGCGATGCCCATCTTTACCTATGGGCTACCTCGAAGTTCCTGGAGCAGAGCTTTGCTGTTGTCCGGGCATGGGGATTCCAAGTTAGCGCCACGCTTGTCTGGTGCAAGCAGCCCCTAGGGCTACCTATTGGTGGTGCATTCGGCAGTTCCGTGGAGTTCGTGCAATTCTGCCGCCGAGGCTCACTCCCAGCCAAAGCATGGGTGCCGACTCGCTGGTTCCAATGGTCTCGGCGCAGGGGAGCACCAGTCAGCATGGGACACCGTCGAGTAACTGGCCATTCGGCCAAGCCAGAGGCGTTCCTAGATATGGTCGAGCAGGTTTCTCCCGGTCCCTACCTCGAACTTTTCGCTCGCCGCAACAGGCTTGGTTGGGATACGTGGGGCGATGAGGCCCTAGAAATGGTGGAGTTGTTCTGATGGCATGCTTCGAGCGGGACCTTGAAATGGTGTACTCGACTCTTGATGTTGAGGAAGACGCCGACGAACGCGCCGCCCTTTCCCGCATCGAGGTGGAGTTCAAGGCAGTAGAAGCAGAAGTCGAGCGCCTGCGGGCGGTCGTGGACTACGCGGCCAACATGCCTGACTCCGAGACCATGCCTGAATGGGCTAAAGAACTTCGGCATTACGCCCGCCAAGCTCTTGAAGGCCATGCTTGAGATCTGCCCCCGCTGCGGATTTAGAGAAATAGATGATGATGAAACTGGCTGGTGCAACCGTTGTGCAGGCATCAGGGTGACTGATAGCTATCAGGAACGCAAATTGAATCAGAGACGGAATCGGTGGTTGGAGTGGCTAGCGCAGAGGAGGGAGGTCTGATGGCCTACCAGGAATGTCCGCGATGTGGAAGCCTACGGCTGATTCTCAACTTCAATACGCCAGAGGAACAACTTGAGCCATGCGGCTATTGCCACGATGGCGAACAACAAGAACCCGAGGAGGAAGAGAGTGACTAACATTCCGGGATTCTCCCCGCTGAAGGATTGGGAATACCAGGCACTGAAGGCCGATATCGCCAAGCGTGGCGTGCTAGTGCCTATCGAGGTGGATGCCGAAGACAAGACGGTAGTAGATGGCCATCACCGGCTAAGAGCTTGCGAGGAGTTGGGAATCGAGGATTATCCGATTCGCTTCCGCTCGTATGCCTCCGATGAAGAACGAAAGCTGACTGGAATCGTTCTCAACACATATCGCCGGCAGCTAACCGGCGTGAAGCGCACCATGTGGATAGCCATCGCCAACCAGTTACGCCTGGACCTGGGCTACGACGACCCTCCAGTAGTAGAACCCAAGAAGACCAAGAAGCCATCGGCAAGTGATGAACCCGATGCACTAGCAGCAAGGCAGCGCGAGCACCGACTCCGAGAGCGTATCCAACCGAAGCACCCGCTGGCACCCAATGCAGATCCATGGATAGTGGCTGATGAAGCACTGGACTGCCTAGAGGAGATTCGACCATACCTCCAGGGGATGAAGACTCCCACGGAGCGTCTTGAGCAGGCCATGGAGCTGATCCGGCAGCTGGCGTTTGGGCCAGAGGAATTGGAGGCGTCGTGAGGCTATGGCCCCTCCAGTGGGAGGTGTACTGGCCCGGAAGCATTACCCGCTGCCCGGAATGTAAGAAGATCACATGGGCTAACCACTGGACATCGGATTACTGGGAGTGCTCTCGCTGTGGAGGAGAATGGTGGATATCGTGAGCATCGAGCAGGACTTCGAGGATTGTAAGCGCACCCGTTCCCAGTTGGCGGATACCTGCGTCGAATTGCGCAAGGATATCGAGCGCCTGCGAGCAGCTTTGGACTTAGTGCAAGACTCTGCGGACCTTGAGGCTATCCGCCAAGTCCTTAAGGGAACTACGTGACTCCAGATTCAACATTGCCCAAAATGGAGGAATCAAGACGCTTACTCCGTGCTCTACCCCTTCGACTAACCCTGGGAATCATTGAGGCGCTAGCTGATGGTGGTGCTGTAGCACTGACTCGGGTTTCAAAGCTCTCCCATCAGGTCTCTGTTGCTATGGACAAGGAGCTTAGGGCTAGTACCCGGCAAGACCGCTTCAAAAGATCAGTCGTGAAGGACATTGAGGCTCTATGAACATAAGCTTGGATATGGCGATTGCCACCTGCTACGTATGTGGGGTGGCTATCGCTTCAGCGGAAGACACCATCGCCGCCGACCTAAATACCCACGCCCAAGAGGAGCATGATGTTCCCCCTAATCCGCCAATACCCCCCACCAGAACCAATACCCGATAACCGGCCCCGATGCCTTAAGTGTGGAGAACGGCTAGAAGACGACAAGGCTCCCTGGTGTCTGTATGAGCTGTTAGACCATGTCCTGCCCCGACGATCTGTTTGACGTTACGGAGCGAATTGGAGGTGGATTGATGGCGTCGCCGAGTGACCTGACACGCAGAATCCGGGAACAGGGAGAAGAAATTGAGCGACTACAAGCTGAGGTTCATTGGCTCTAGGACGGCCTGCGGGAAATAGCCGCGCGCAGTGATGCACCTGCCAGCCTAGAAGACTTTGCCCTCAAACGCTTAGAGAAGAGGACGAACTGAGTTGCCCTGATGATCTCCTCGATGTGACTGAAGGGAAACACTGCCCTCATGGCCGTATTCTGGAATCTCGTCCTAGCAACCATGGTGCTCATGCTCTGGTGGTACGCCCTAAGAGCGGCGTTCATAGCAGATCGCAGAAAGAAGGTCTTCGAGAAGCTCGAGGCCATGCTTCGCAGTAGCAAGTCGTGACCTAATACCAACACTAGGCACCATGGCAAGACAATGCCTTACCTATGGCTGCCTATACCCAGCGGTGGCAGGGCGGTCACGGTGTAGCAGGTGTGGCCCCAGTAATCCAGCAAGACAAGGCCCCAATCCCTACGACTACCAGTGGCAGAAGCTCAGGGAACACGCAGAGTGCACCCTACCCAAGGTCTGTGGCCTATGCGGTAGGCCCATCCTCGAGGGACAGATAGCCCACCTAGACCACATCCGCCCCCTATCCCTAGGCGGTACGGCACTCACCCTGGGTGAGGTGCAGTGGACACACCAAGGATGCAACATCCGCAAGGGTGGAAGGAACCGGCTGCGATGAGTCCCGAGAAGCCCAAGATAACCATCCGCATTGAGTCCTTGATACCCGAAGAACGCCTGCTCCAGATCATCCGAGATGAACTGCAAAAGCTTCGTAAGGATAAAGAAAAGTGAATAAGGGGGGGGTCAAAACTTCAGAAACACGCTCCAGAGATACGTCAGCACAGATGGCGAGAAATCGTCCCTATTCGCTCGTGGAATTCGTGGATTTCTGCAAGAAGCTGGGAATCAAGGTCGAACCGTTCCAGAAGCGCATGCTTCGGTCGCATTTCGATGGAACCCGCGAGCTGGTCATCCTGGTGCCCAAAAAGAACGGGAAGACGACGCTTATGGCCGCCATGGCCTTGTTCCATATCCAGCGGACGGAAGACGCCGAATGCGTGATTGGGGCGTCCTCGAGGGATCAGGCGGCCATCCTCTTTCGCCAGGCCGAGAACCTGGTTCAGAAGGCGGAACTGGAGGAGTTCAGGGTCCGAACCGGCTACAGGGAGATCCGCCATGGCGGGGGTCGGCTGCGTGTACTCGCCGCAGATGCGGCCACGGCCGACGGCGTGATTCCCACGCTCGCCCTGGTGGACGAACTGCACCGCCACCCCTCCGGCGATTTGTACGGGGTCTTCCGAGACGGCCTGGGACCTCGCAATGGGCGCATGGTCACCATCTCGACGGCCGGTGCCCGGACGGCCTCGCCTCTTGGTGAGCTCCGGGCCAAGGCCCACGCCCTACCAAACTTCCGCAGGGTGGATTGCCGGAACGAGGCGTCCTCCGAGGACAGAGCGTTCGTCTGGATCGAATACTGCCTGCTCGATACCGACGATGTTTCCAATCTGAAGCTGGTTGAGAAGGCCAACCCGGCTTCCTGGGTCACCCTGGAGTGGCTGACCGAGCGATACAACTCGCCGACCATGACCCCTGGCCAGTGGATGCGATTCGCCTGTGGGATCTGGACCGAGGGCGAAGACCCCTGGATTGAGCCGGCCGACTGGGACAAGCTGGTTGTGGACATCGGTGGGATTGAGGACGGCGACGAGGTTGTTCTGGCCGTCAGGGCCGCCGCCGGCATGGGGATCGGCATCGCCGCCCTGAAGCCGGATGGTGCGGTAGCCGTCAAGGCCGAGATTCTGGCCCCACCGTCAGGCGGACGTATCCCCCTCGAGGTAGTCGAGCGTACCCTTCACCAACTCTGCACCCGTTACGTGGTGCGTGAAATTGCCTATGACCCCGAACAATTCATGCGCTCCGCCGAGCTACTGACAGAACGAGGTTTGCCAATGATTGAGATTCCACAGCGTCCCATGCGTCTTGCCCAGGCCACGGCCACTATGTGGCGGCTTGTCTCCGCTGGCCTGCTACGCCATGACGGTTCGCCCGAGCTCCGCTCGCAGGTGATGCTGGGGCGCACCAAGGAAACCGTCCAGGGCTGGTATCTGGTGCCGACCGCCCAGACCGCCGCCCTGATCGCAGTGGCTATAGCAGTTCATCAGGCTACTCAGGTTCCTCCCGAGCTCCCGATGGTGTATGCGCTATGAGCCTGGCATTTGACTTCAAGCGTGGCCTCCACTTCGTTGAGGAGCGCAGCATCGACAAAATGGCCCTGTGGGCTCGGGGTGAGGCGGAGGAGTGGGGTATCCATGCGGGTGTCTCGGTAAATCAATCTACGGCGATGGCTGTCACCGCCGTATATGCCTGCGTCCGCATCCTGTCTGGGGCTATCGCGGGCCTTCCCGCCGATGCATTCCGCGCGCGTAATGGCGACCGTGAGCTGGTGCCGCGTCAACCCGGGTGGCTTTCCGTACCGAATCCCGAAAACACCTGGTTCGAGTTCGCAGAGGAAGTGATGACATCCCTCCTACTGGACGGGAACGCTTTCGTCATCATTACCGTCCGAGACATGCTGGGGTTTCCTTCGGAGATCTGGACCCTAAACCCCCGGACGGTGGACGTAAAGCGCCCAGATGGCGGCGGGCCCACATTCTTCGTTTGGGAGGGTGACAAGCGACTCTCACGTTTTGGTCCCACCAATCCTGGTGGCGATGTGTTGCACATCAGGGGTCTGAGCAACAGTGGTCTGCGCGGTATATCGCCGATCTCGGCCGCTGCTCAGGCTATCGGGGTTGCTCTGGCCGGTGAGAAGTTCGGGGCCAAGTTCTTCGGGCGTGGCCAGACGATGTCGGGTGCAATCGAATTGCCGGCGACTAGCGCTCCGCAAAGCCAGGAGCACATCAATCTGATCCGAGAGAACTGGGAAGCCAAACACGCTGGCACGGATAAGGCTCATCGGCCGGCCATCCTGACCGGCGGGGCCACATGGAAGCCACTCTCCGTGACACCAGAGGAAGCGCAGTTCCTCGAAACCCGGAAGTTTCAGGTGGAGGAAATTGCTCGGCTGTTCGGCGTGCCGCCCTTCATGCTTGGTGACGTTGAGAAGACGAGTTCCTGGGGAACCGGCGTCGAACAGATGTCGATCGGCTTCGTCCGCTACGCACTGATGCCCTATATCTTGCGCATCGAACAGTCCCTCGATCAATTGCTGCCACGCGGACAGTTCGTCAAGCTCAATGTGCGGGGCCTGTTACGTGCCGACTCAAAGTCTGAGGCCGAGGCCCTGGCCAGGGGCATCCAGAACGGATGGATCAACCAGGCCGAGGTACGCGCTTTGTTGGATCTGCCGGCCAAGCCAGGGCTGGAAAAGCACTGGATGCCCTCGAACTTCCAGCCATTCACCGGCCTTCCGCCCACGCCCGTGACTCCCCCGCCAGAATCCCCAACTGTGAATGAGGAAGATAATGCCCAAACTTCCTGACCACCGCCAGGAAGGTTCGCACTTCCGCGCCGACGTAGATAACAGTGCGTGGGATGGACCTGCGGCTATGTCGCGATGCTCCAACTCGGACGCACCAGCCTCATGCTTCCGCGCTATCTGCGCTGGGCGGAAATCCGGTGACCCCGAACTTCAATCCTCTTGGGCCCTGCCTCACCACAAGACCCCGGACTCCGCCCCCAATGCCGCTGGGGTCCGCAATGCACTTGCTCGGCTATCCCAAACCCAGGGCCTAACGAATGCCGGTGCGGCCCGTGCTCACCTGGAGCGTCATATGTCCGCAATCAATCCAGATCGTAGCCAGGAACCTCGTCAAGGATTGTTCCGCATGGTGCCGAACTCTATTGCCAGAGCAGAGACGGCCGATGACGGGAACACCCTAACCGGCTATGCGGCGGTATTCGACACATGGGCGGATATCGACGGATTCTCCGGGTCATTCAAGGAGCGCGTCATGCCTGGGGCCTTCAAGCGCACCCTGGCAAACAACAAAGACAAGATCAAGGTGATGTTCAACCACGGGATGGACCCACAGATCGGCATGAAGCCGCTTGGCAAGCCGGCCGTGCTCGAGGAACGCAAAGAGGGCCTCTATACCGAGACGCCACTGGACAAGACTTCGTACAACGAAGACCTAAAGGCCTCGCTCGCCTCCGGTGCCATTGACGGGATGAGTTTCCAGTTCGATGTTGTCGGCCAGGAATGGAACGAGGATTTCAGCGAGCGTACAATCACTGAGGTAAAACTGTATGAGTTTGGGCCGGTCACTTGGCCGGCCTATGAGACAACTTCCGCAGGCATTCGTTCCAAGGGTGTCTACGGATTGGAGCCCGCCGCACCGTCTGCGCCGACCCGTCTTGAGGCACTCGACGAAGACGCCCGCGACACCTCCGCCCAAGAAGCCCTAGAAGCCGCCATGCGTCAAGTGCGCATGCGCAAGAAGCTAAGGGCTTTTCAGGAGAAACATGGGAAGGAGGAAGAAACTAGTGACTCCTGATGAATTTACCAAGCGCTTGATCGACGAGCGCTTGAGGGCTGTTGATGCCGCTAAGGCGATCCAGTTCGACGTTGAAACCCGAGGCGGAGATTGGTCTGCCGAGGACGAGGAACGGTGGAATAGGGCCAACGAGGACATCGACAAGCTCGACAAGCGCATCAAGGCGCAGGAGCAACTCGAGAAGCGAAACCGCGAGTCAGAGGAACAGCGGGCCGAGTTCGAGAAGATGGTCCGCCCCTCGGAGTTCGCGGCCAAGGCCGATTCGGATGAGGAAAGACTGCGGCAATTCTGCCGTGCCTCTCTCCCCGACTCGGACACTTGGGCCCCCAGGGCAATCACGTTCAAGTTCACCAACGAGATGAAGCAGCGCGTTATGGCGCAGCGAGAGCAGCGAGTCCTCAGCAAGCTGACTGCTGGTGCTGGTGGAAACGTTGTGCCGACTGGCTTCGTCGAGCGGCTGTACGCGCACTTGGTGGAAGCTGCAACAGTGCGGCAATTCGCCGGCAACCTGACAACGAGTTCCGGCGAGAACCTGCTGGTGCCGAAGACGACTACGCATGGTGCCGCAGCCCTGGTGGCTGAGGCCGGTACCATCGCTGCGTCTGACGCGGCATTCGGTCAGGTCACGATGAACGCCTACAAGTATGGCCAGTTGATCCAGCTCTCTACGGAACTCGTCCAGGACACGGCGGTTGACCTTCTTGGTTACATCGCTGAGTCGGGTGGGCGCAACGTGGGGCTGGCATCTGGTGCGCACTTCGTGACCGGAACCGGCACCTCGCAGCCAGAAGGCATCATGACCAACATCACGGCTGGTGTGACTCTGCCGACAGGTAACACCTTGGGGTTCACTACCGCCGGTTCGATTGATGCCTTGTTCGACCTGTACCACAGCATCGTGACGGGATACCGTGCTAGGGGTGTTTGGGTCATGAACGACGCGACTCTGGCCAAGATTCGGAAGACCAAGGACACCACCAACCAGTACCTCTGGCAGCCCGGCCTCGCGGCTGGAACGCCGGATACGATCCTGGGACGGCCGGTGTTTACGGATCCCAACGTCGCGGTGTTTGCTGCCAGCGCCAAGGTCGCAGCTTTCGGTGACTTCAGCCAGTACTACCTGGTCAGGGATGTGGATTCGGTCAGGTTCGAGCGAAGCGACGACTTCGCATTCTCTACCGACCTGATTACCTTCCGCGTTCTCATCAGGACTGACGGGAAGCCGATTGACACGACTGCCGCGAAATCGCTGGTGGCGTCCGCTACATAAGGACTCGGGTATGGGGGGGCTTCGGTCCCCCCATCCTGGGAAGGAGAAGGCATGAAGTGCAGGGTTCTATATCCGACGGTGACAGAGGCCCACGGCATCAAAGGCGTGGGCGGCGAGATCGTAGAGGTCGATGATGTGCTGGCCCGCGCACTGATTGCCGAAGGATCTCTCGAGGCTGTTGAGAATTCTGCCCGCGTCGAGAGGGCCACGAAGGCCCCGGGTGAGAAGCGGCCGGTAGGCCGGCCGAAGAAGGCTGAGGAATAATGGCCGTCATCCAGGGTGAATCTGTAAACCTGAGCACCTCGCAGACTGGGAACGGCGATAGCACGAACACTGCGGTGCGTAACGCCTCGAACACCCCTGCTGCGGTCGTCATCACTTCGGCCATTGGTGCCACGCCGACCGTCACCGTGAACATCCAGGGTTCGGTGGACGGAATCAACTTTTACAACATCCCCTATACCCTGGTGGGTAGCCCCGAGACGGTGGCGTATGCAGCCATCGTCATCACCACGGCGGTGACGACTACCTACCTGCTGCCAGCCAGGCAGTGGCGGTTTCTCAAGCTTGCTTACTCGGCTAATACCAATGTGACCCTGACGGCCAACTTCTACGGAGCGTGAGATGCGCGGATTCCTAATCACTGCGGCAGCCATTGCGGTTGGTATCGCGGCTGGCTTCCTGCTGCTGGCCTTCCTGCGAGACGTGATCTGACATGGCAACGATGCAGCTATTCGGGAAATTCTCGGCAAACGTTCTCGGCGGCGAGGCTGCGGCCGATGCAGGTGTATCGGATTACCTGTCCAACGATATCCGGGTCACATTGCACACCAACACCTGGGTGCCCAACACCGATACCAACGAGGCCTTCGCTGACGCAACGAACGAACTCGCCGGGGGCAACGGATATACAGCCAACGGCCAGGCTCTCGGCACCAAGACCGCCGTCTATGCGACCGACCGCACCACCTTCGATTGCGCGGACTTTAGCTGGACGGCCTCGGGCGGCTCCATCGGTCCATTTCGATATGCCGTCATATTCGATAACAGTGTCACCGTCGGCCCACCGATCAAGCCGCTCTATGGCTTCATCGACGTGGGCGCAGGCAGCATGACTATTACTGACGGCAACACGGTGACCTTCCAGACTGGTGCCAACGGCCTGTTCCAGGGCATTGTGACGGGGGCATAATGGCCCTCTACTCAGCCGCCTTCTTCGGAGCAGCCGGTACGGCCACCCTGCCCATCGCCGGTTTGCGGTCGGGTACGGCAGCAAACAACCCCATCATCCGCGAGATCAAGCTGTTCACCCAGGCCGCCAACTCGGCCATCATCCGCATCGTCAGGATCACCACGGCGGGTACCGGGACGGCCATTACCGAGAACAACATGACCCCGACCACGACCGCCCCTACCGCGACAGCCGTACACACCTACTCCTCAACCGCGCCTACGATTCAGGCCGGCGATATTGACGTAGCGATGATAGGTGCAGCCATCGGCTCAGGCTTCGTCTACACGTACTATGGCGAGGGCAAGGGCTTATGGATCGCCCCTGGAGCATCCGACGCCAACGGTGTTGCCCTGATTGAGCAGACCGATACTGCCAATACGTACGCGGGCACGTTTATCTGGGAAGAGTAAGGGGGCCGTATGGGAGAGCCGCTGTCGGCGGAGGCCGAGGTTATGGTCCGTCGGACGGTTAACGACCTCCGCGAAGTGATGAGTACATCTGGCGAAACTCTTACTATTGTGGATCTGCGTGACTGGCTGCTGGATGTGGTGGACCTCGTCGAGGTTGTCGCATTTGGAGGAAGCCGCGACATTCCGAAAGCATAGCCAGTGGCCATCTCCTTCATCGGTTCCACCTCGGGGAGTGCGATCAATGGGGCCGATGTCACTCTGACTCTGTCGAATATCGGCACTCTACAGTTGAACGACATGGTCCTCGTGGCTTATGCCATCGGTGACAACGACGCCGTAGACCAGAACTGCAACATGGTTACTACGGGCTACATCGAGGTGACGGACCAGTTCATCAGTTCTGGAGCTACACAGCAGGACATCAACCTGGGTGTCTATTACAAATTCATGCCCGCGTCTCCCGACGCTACAGCGGTAGTGGACGGCCTCGGTGGTACAGATGCGGGTGTCTCAGCAGTGGCGATGGGGTTCAGGGGTGTCGACACCGCCTTCGATCCAGACACCACCAACATACAGGCCTCGGGCATAGACACCATGCACCCAAATCCTCCGGCGATCACGTGGGGCGGTACTGGCACCTGGGTCGTCATCGCCGGAGCCTCTGGATTCACAACCGCTGCCCGAACATACACGTTCCCAGCGAACTACACGGTGAACGCAGTCCAGGTGGGCAATGCCACCGAGACGAGCCAATCCCAAGTAGGGCTGGGCTATAGGACCGACCCAGCGGCCACAGAAGACCCCGGGGTAATGACCCTCAGCGGTACAGACAGCGCAAACTTCTGTTGGGTCGCCACAACTATGGAAATCAGGGAAGCGCCAGCGGCTGTTCCGTTCCCGATGTTTCATATGCCTGATCGCAGCATCTACCCCGGACCCACTGATGCCTAATGGCTAGGACAGCGATAGGCCGTAATCGTAGAAGCGTCGGATCACCGCTTCCCCGTGGTGCCGACCTCTATGACCGCGCTGTTCCAGCCGGAGAGTCGTTCATCGCCGTCGATGCTGGCGTAATCACTTGGACGGGTCAGGCTGTTACCTTCACACAAGCCCTTGCGATAACGGCTGGTGCCGTTACCTGGACAGGCCAGGATGTTACCGTCCAGGTTTCCACCGTCGTCCCCATCACCGCTGGCGCGATTACCTGGACTGGTTCGACAATCAACCTCACACAATCTCTTGCCATCACCGCTGGTGCGGTCACTTGGTCGGGACAGACGATCACCCTAACGTCAGGCATCCTCATAACCCAGGGGGCCATTACCTGGACCGGCCAGACGATAACGGTGCAGACCGCTACCGCCGTGCCGATTACCGCCGGGGTAATCACCTGGACCGGCGGCGCTGTCACCTTCACAAGCGCCATCCTGATTACCGCAGGGACCGTTACTTGGGCTGGTCAAACCATCACCGTATCTGAATCAGGCCCCGTCCTCGTCTCGATTGATGCCGGAATCATCACATGGACAGGTCAAACCATCACCGTCCTCGGTGGGCTTGTTGTGTTCCTTTCCGAGGGAGATCCACTCACTCCCACGCTCATGGAGGGTGGCCCGAACCAAACCATCCCCACCGAGGGCGACATGGCTACCGTGACCAACCTCGGAAGCTAGCCGCGTGGCAGTTGTCCGCGCACTCAGGAATACACAGGTGCCCCTCGACCAACCGTTCTATGTGGGGGGTGTACTGACCAATGCCGATGGGGCGGTCACCGTCACCATCACCAGGGCAGACGGCACTGTCTTCGCCACCGATGCAGCAACCACGAATCCTTCAACTGGTGTTTACCGCTACACCCTGGCACCCCAGGCGAACCTCGAATACTTTACGCTCGTCTGGACCGGCACTTTCGGCGGCGTGGCTCAGAAGCTCACTTCGTACGCCGAGATTGCCGGCGCGTTCTACGTGAGCATCGCAGACATCCGGGGGATGAGGGGCCTAGCTAGCACTACCGACTTCCCCAACCTCGATCTGGAAGAGGCCCGCCGCTGGTTCGAGGATATGGCCGAGGACTACTGTCAACGAGCTTTCGTTCCCCGCTATGGAAGAGACAGGCTTGACGGCGACAACACCGACACCATCCTGCTGGACCGCATCGAGCCCCGCACCATCCTCTCGGCCAAGATCGCCGGGGTAGCCCAGACCGGAACGGCTACATGGGCCTTGTACAACACGGGCCGTGTGGTGCGAGATACGGGTACCTTCGCCGAAGGCAGCCGGAACGTCGAGATTACCTACGAGTACGGAGCAGACGAACCGGACTCCGAGCTCCGCGAAGCGGCACTCCGCGCTATCCAGTACAGGCTGCTAGGCGACAACCTGGGCCTGCCAGCCGAAGCCATGTCCGCTGCCGTAGACGTGCGCGGGCCAATCAACCTGGGCAATACATCGCCCGGCTTCGGCATCACCCGGCCTACCGGGATTCCTGAGGTAGACCACGTCCTTACCACTCGCGGTATGGCGGTGTGGGTGGGCTAATGAGTCTATTCGTCCGAGGCATCCCGCAGACCAGGGCCGCACTAGCCAGAGTGAAGGCCGAGATCGAGGCTGCATCACCCGCTGCCACCAAGGCTGGCGGAGAGATTGTGGCCAGGGCCATGATTGCTCGAGCACCCCGAGACACCGGCCGGCTGGCCTCGAGCATTCGTGTAGTGGAAACGAGCTCCTTCGGAGACGGTGCTACTTCCAAGGTTGGCTCCGACGTTCCCTATGCCCGCTTCGTTGAATTCGGTACGACATTCATGGCTGCCCAGCCATTTGAGGAAGAGGCCGGGAACGAATCCACGACGGCACTCGTGACCGCCATGGCATCTATTTACCGAGCCGCTATCACCTAGGAGGAATGAGTGGCGACATACACCGTGCAGTCAATCGTAGAGGCGGGGTTGAACCCGACCTACACGGCAGTCGGGTCATCGGACACATTCACACCGGCAGCGGGGGATGAGAGCCGGGTCCATATCCTGCATGTGAAGAACGCGGGAGGCTCGGCCGATACCGTTGCGGTTGACGACCCCAACTCAGTCAGTCCGGCGGGAGCGCAGTCGTTCAATCCCGATTTGTCGGTCAGCGTTCCGGCAACTACGGGCGACCGACTCATCCGAATTCCGCTACCAAGGTGCCGCCAGTCCAACGGCACCGTCTCGATTACTCATTCGTTTACGACAACGGTTACCGCCGCTGTCTTCGTCGTCTAGGGGGGGTGAATAAGTGACCAAAGTAGCTGGCTATACCGGGTTCCTGAAGCGGAACACAACCGGTTCCACCTACGTCACCGTTGGCCAGATCATGTCTCTTAGTGCCGTGGGTTCGGAGCGGAGCCTGATTGATGTGTCCGCACATGGGGATTCTTGGTCGGACTTCCTCCCTGGTCGCCAAGAGGGCACCGAGGTATCAATGACCATTGCCTTTGACCCCGCTGATACACAGCATGTGGCGCTGAAGACCGACTATGACGCCACCGTTCCCGTGGCCAAGAACTACGAGCTTCAGCATCCCGGCTTTGCGACACGGGCACTGCGGTTCCCCGCCTATACGACGCAGTACGAGGAAGAAGCGACGGACGATGGCGCATATGAAGCCCACATAACTTTCAAGATCGTTTCGCCAGGCGTCAGCGTGGTGACACCTTCGTGACCCTGACGCGGGAACAGATCCTGGCATCGCGCAAGGACCGCAAGCCGGTGCCGCTTGAGGTACCTGAATGGGGCGGGGAAGTCTACGTGCGGGTGCTCTCGGCCAAGGATCAGGCGGAACTCTCCGATGGAGTGAAGCCAGCCGAGATGCCTATCCGGGTGCTGCTGCATTGTCTCGTGGATGAAGCCGGCGAACCGATCCTAAAAGAGGAAGACGCCGAAGCACTCGCCGAGGAAGATTTCCCGGTCATCCTCCGCGCGTTCGCTTTTGTCGCCAAGCTCAACGGCCTTTCCACTAAGGAGCTGGAGGAGGCGATGGAGTCTTTCGCTCCAGCCCCGGACGAGTACAGCTCCAAAGGGTAGCCCTCGCTCTGGGGCGCACGGTGGACGAGGTGGGTGAGGCGATGACCTCGGCCGAGCTTACGGAGTGGATGGCCTATGAACGCGTCTATGGCCCCATCCTTGTCCATGACCGCGTAGATGTTGGCCTTGCCCAGCTGCAATGGCTGATGGTCCGCCTGTGGACGAAGGCCAAACAGAAACTGACCATCCGGGACTTCATGCCTCGCTGGTACCAGGAACTCACCGAGCGGGTTGACCGCAAACCCGAGGCTGTACGGCAAGGATTCGAGGCATTGATGAGGATGGCTGAGAATGCCGACGATTAGCACCCTGACCGTAGATGTCACCACGCGGACATCCAAATTCTCGAAGGGCCTAAAGGTTGTCACTGGCGGTCTCGCTGTCCTCGCAGCGGGCGCCGCCTACGCCTTTAGCCAGTTCGAGGAATCCGAGAAGATCCAGAATCAGACCGCCGCCGCACTTGAGTCGACGGGGCACGCTGCCCGCATCTCAGGGAAAGACATCTCGGATATGGCTCAGCGGCTAGCGAGCCTTACGGGCATTGACGATGAGGCGATCCAATCTGGCGAGAACCTGCTCCTGACCTTCACGAACATCAAGAATAAGGTCGGGGGCGAGTTCACCGGCACATTCGACCGAGCAACCAGCACAGTGCTCGATATGTCTGTGGCTATGGGCCAGGACATGAAGTCCTCGGCCATCCAGATTGGCAAGGCCCTAAATGATCCCATCGCAGGACTGACATCCCTAACGCGGGTCGGTGTCCAGTTTGACGAACAGACCAAGAAGCAAATAGCTACGCTCGTCAAGCACGGAGAGGTAACTAAAGCACAGGCTATTATCCTGGATGAGCTGAACAAGGAGTTCGGTGGCAGCGCCCAGGCCCAGGCCACCGCATCCGGCAAGATGTCTGTGGCTCTCGGCAACCTGGCTGAAACTGTCGGTAAGCTCGTTGCCCCAGCCTTTACGTTCTTAGCTGAAAAGCTCCAGATTGTTGCCCAATTTCTTCAGGCGAATGTCGGGCCAGCATTCAGGGAAGCCAAACAATTCGCCACGGACTTATGGGAAACGCTGCAAGAGGGCAGTAGTGCTCTTGGTCCCATCATTGAATGGTTTCAGAAGATATGGGACATCGTCAGGCCCGTGGCGATATCCATGGGCAAGGATCTTGTGGAGGCCGCCACCCAGGTCTGGCATGTTCTTCAATCAAATCTTGGCC